GCGGCGGTTGAGTTATTAAAACCAAACCCAGCAGTAAATGTTGCCCCCGAAATTGACGAAACTCCTACTCGACTGCCCCCGCCGTTATACCCTGTAATTTCAATACCTCCAGAGTCGCCAATTTGGGCTAGAAAACTAGATGTCCCAGATAAAGACACACCATCAAACATCACCGTAATACGCTTCACATATGACGGTATGCTAGTGAAGTCGATGCTAGTACCAGACGTAGACGGCACGGCTGTAGCAGAGTTAAGCCCCAGTATCGCGCCTGAGTTAATTGTAACGCTTGCGCTGCCATCAATTGTTACGGTCATGCCCAAGCTCCTACGGAAATGTTAGCGCCGGACGCGCCGATTGGGTAAATTCGGAAGTAGCTATTCGCCATAGTGCTGTACGCACCGCCGGGAGCAGCAGAGAGCGTGTACTGAGGCGTGAACGTACCGCCGCCATTGATGCTGACAGTGCCTTTAACATTTGCAAAGGCACTTACCGCAGCAGCAGCATTACCACCAGACCACACTATGTTTGCTAAAGAATTAGAAACAACCATTTGAATTGCAGTTGATCTAAGCGGAATTGCGGTTTGAGTATCAAACCCAATAGCGTTCCAAAATGTACTGTTAATTGTTGCCGTGCCACCAAAGCCAAAACCAATAGTATGTGAAGTAGCCCCCGCTGTTTTGTTTAAGTAGTATATGGCCTCAAAAGCATATACCGTTGAGGTAGACAACGTGACACTGACGTTAAACACGCTTTGTGCTGTCGCGACGTTTGCCCCCGCAATACTAGAATTTACTTGAAAGAACTGAGCGCCGGGTATGACCCCGCGCTGCGTGCCTTGCGCTGTGGCGTAAAACGCCTTGCCATCAAACTCGACAGCGCCGATAGCGGGTGTTGTGCCAATAGTAGAATCTGCTGTGAGAACAATTGAAGACATGAGCTTACTCGTATAAAATGTTGATTGAGCCAAGATCAAAAGTGTCTGTACCGTTGACGGTGGTGACGCGAACTTGCGTAAGGGTATCGGTTAAAACTTTTGCGCCACCAGTTACAAGCACATTTATGCTACCAGTTGAGCCGCCAACAAAAGAAAATATCCAAGTGTTTGAACCAAAATAAGTTATGGTAGCTTGACCATATACAACATAATTTGCTGCGTTTGCGTATATACTAAACCCTGTAGAAAGGGCAGACCCGATTGAACTAGTATGGATTTGGGCTGAGTCTCCAGTATATCCAGTTGCTTCAATACCACCAGCATCACCAAGTTGGATTATTGGCAATGATGTACCGCTAGTTGATACACCATTTAACAACACAGTAATGCGCCGCACCCAAGACGGTATGTTTGTAAAGTCAATGCTTGTTCCAGACGTAGATGCAACAGCAGTTCCGCTGATTAATGGAGCAAGTGTTCCAGTAGCCGCTACAAGCGTCTGCGTGTTGGTTCCTGATACAGCAGGGCTTCAATCGTTATCTGCCCTGACGTATCACCTGATATAGTAAGCGAACTCATAATATATCCTTTACAGAACCACCCAACGTGAGCCGGATGAAAATGTAACTACTACGCCTGAGTTAATGGTTAAAGGGCCAACAGAATTGGCGTTTTTAGTAGAAGCAATCGTGTACGAGGTCGTAATGACTTTTTCGTTCAGGTTGAACACAGCGTCAGAGCCGCCGCCCGTAGCACCGCCGCCAATTGAACCCCAACTACTGCTATAACCTTCAAAGGTAGCCAGTGTTGAATTGTAACGGATCATACCCGCAACAGCTTGATCAGTAATCGTCGTAGACGCTACCGTCTGAGACGCGCTGACCGTGTATGTCCCTGCGCCGCCTGTGCCGGTTACAAACGCTGTGATGCGCGTGCCGGCGGTGACACCCGTACCTGTAATTGTCGCGCCGACATAAGCCGCGCCTGTAGATACAGCTGAAAGCGCAAGCGTCGTAGCTGTGATTGACCCGATGCCTGTAAACGACCCTGCGCGTTCAGCCGTCGTGCCTTCAGGAATCTTGAATTGCCCCGTGCCGCTGCCGTACAAATAGCTACCAACCGTGATGGAGCCAGATGCGTTAAAAGTGCGGCCAGAGATATCTTTGGTAGCCGAGATAGTCTCAAAAGTCGTCGTGCCGGTAAACGCCGTATTCGGGTCTAACAGAACCGTGCCAGTAGCCGCAGGGAATGTAATTGTGTTCGCGCCCGCAACAGGAACGGTCACCAAGTCTACATAACCGGATGTGCTACCGTTAATACGAAGCGATGTGATGCTAGACGCAGGGATGCCGGCGATATTGTCGTTCGTCCAAATTGTAACGCCTGCCGAGGTCTTCAAAACAAGTTTGTAGTTGCTACCTGTGGTCAACCAAACTTCGCCTGACACGCGCCCCGCCGAATCAAGCACAATCGGGTTGGTGTTAGCCGTAGCGCCAGTGCTGTCAGTGTACGAGGCAAGTGGGGTAGTCGTCCCGGCGGCGTAAGTATATAGCAGACCGCCCGTCAACGTAGCGCCGTTGTCGTCGAAGAACTGCCAGCCTGCACCGGCTAAAGGGGAAAGAATGACTGCCATAGCCGCACCCTACATTGATTTTCACTATTGCACAAGTTGGTAAGTCGCCGTGAAAGAATAGACCGTTGACGTGGTATTCGTAGCCGTAAACCGAAATTCAAGTTGATCATTCGTAATATCAGCCAAGATAGCACCTTGTGCCGTACCGCCTGCGGTGGTCGTAGCAAACGTGCCTGCCGCTTGCCCAGAAAATGTAAATTTACTGGCAACAGGCAATGTCATTTTCAAGTTACACGCGCCTGTAGCTGTAGCCTGTATTGTAACTTGACCGCTTACCGTAAGCACATTGTAGATTTGAAAATATTGACAGATTGCAGGCGTGCTAGACGCAATGTTGGTCGTGTTGACCAATGTTGGTGTGTAGACATCGCTTATAATCGTGTTCAGGTTTTCAAAAAACCGAAACCAAGCGCGGGAGATTAATCCTGTAGTCGGGTCTGTTAGCGGGACTTGTGTGGTTGGGACGCGGTTTGCATTAGGCACTTGAACCGCTCAACAATAGATTTGCGCCGACAATTGCTATCTTTACAGGGTCTGTTCCTGATACCTCGTACACCCGGTCGCGCAGTTTATCGGTCATACCTAGCCGACGCCAGAAGGTACGAGTGCCGTAAGCACCAATAGCACCCATTGACGACCAATGCTCATTTGACCAAGTATGCCCGCCATCGTCCGACCAACGAAGCATGGCTTGCGGGATATCGCCCTGACCGCTGTTAAGCCCGACGCCTGTTTCAGCATCAAGCTGAAGGCTGTGCTGGGCTGTACGGACGAGCGTGTTCTGGTCTTGTGGCAGAGCCCGCCATGAGCGAAGCCAACGCTGTGGTTGGTCATCATCAGAGTAAGTTTCCAAGTCAAACGCATAGACGCGGCCATCATTGTAATCGCCAACAATAACTTCATGATTAAACGCCATCTGGCAGTTGGAACGGTGACGGGTATACTCCCCGTTTACCAACGCAGCGCGCTCATGCCAGTTGTCGGTCGCGACATCATACACCCACGTTGCGCCGGCAGATGGAAAGATCAGAACGTAGAAGGCGTGGCCGTCCTGTTGGTATGTGTAACCGATAGCATCCGAGATATCGCCGTACTGTTGAATTTGCCACTCAACAGCGTGCGTTGAGACACGTTGGCCTGTGTAGCCGTTTGTGCGGTAGACGATACCCTCACCGCGTGCATCGCCACCAAGCCAGAACACGCCGTTGTCCAGTTTGGCAACCGAGTACGCAGCTACGCACCCGATTTCATTGTAGGCGCCCTGAATACGGGTTAACGGAAATCCTGCATTGGCTGCGTCGTACCAGACTTCAACCGAGTTTGTGCCAAACAACCATGCCTCGCGATGGTCAATAATAAGCGAGACAAGGCCGTCAGGCGAACCTTCAGCACTGGCAAAATCAAGCGGATCTACAGACGATCCATCAAGAAGCACCGTTGTCCATACGCGCTGTGAATCAGGTTCGTTAAAAACAAAATACCCATCCAGATATCCAACCGTAACAGCGCCGGGAAAATCAACGTCAGTAATAGGTGCGAATATCAACGTGGTAAAATTAAAGATGTAGCCGTCAGGATTAGATGCGATAAACAATTGCGTCCCGTTGTCCGCCATCGACACTTGACCCGTGCCGCTAACATACCCGTAAACTTCGGCGTTGTAGCTTGTGTCAATGCGGTAGAACGTATTGCCTGATATAACGTAGGCATACAGCCCGTTAGGGTCAGGCGACCACAATCCTCGAATAGGCCCAGTACCGAGAGTTGCAAGCAGACGAAGACCTGGAGCGCGGTTTAAGAACCCCGCTGTCTTGCCTGCTTGAGGCGTAGCCTCTGGAAACAAATTAACCATGCGGCTGTCAGCAGCGTTAACACTGCGGGCGACATAGCTTTGGCCTAAAATAGGTGTTTGCATCAATAGTTGCCCGCAAAGATGTTAAACCGCTGACGAGTTCCGACAATTGCGTATGGAATAGACATGACATCGTCAGGGTTATTAATGCGCTTCAGATTGCGCTTAGATGTCATTGCGATGCGCTGAACTTGCGGCGAAGGCTCTACGCCAAACTCGGCCGCAATTTCACAGGCGAGATTGTACTTGAACGCTCTAAGATAGCCCGGCGGGAAAGCAAGAGTGGTGGACAGCAATGCGGGCTGGGTTATTTCCTCAACAGAAATGAAATGCCACTCAAGCACCTTGGTAGGCTTGGGGTACACATACATATCAATGTTGGGGTAAGTCATGTTAACCCAGATCACTTGCGGGTATGTGCTAGTGACTGTTTTAACCGCAATACCGTCGTATTGCTGTTGATTGATAATTTTGATGCCGTAAGAGATGCCCGACGCCGTGTCGATGAAGTATGTGGCGTCATCCAGAAGTATCGGACGATTGCCGACAAAATCACCGGAAGGGCCGAGTGTGCGGCTAAGGACGTTAGGCGGCCAATCAAAAACTTGGTCTTGTGTAGAAAAAACAGCCAGTCGTTCCGTGTTCCACGAATCAATCATTTGATTGAGCGCGGCAAGAGCATCCTGAGACGCCGCCGCAGAAGGTGTTTCGGCTTCTGCAAGCTGACCAATAAGCCGCAAAGCGCTGTTAATTTGATCTCCTGCGGTAGTCGTCATGGTGGCTCCTTATGCCTCGTCTGGCTTACGACGACGACGTACTTCTAACTCATTTGTAGTCTGGTTATCAACTGGTTTATCTTTAGCGCGAACCCAGCCATGTTCTTTATCGTGTTGAATTTCCATTTCGGAAATAGCAATTTTTCTGCCGTGTACCGGATGCTCAAGAATGACGTTCATTTTTTGCCCTTTGAAATTGGGGCGGGAGTTACCCCGCCCCGTTTTTATTACGAGATCGCGTAGAGCGCCCAAGTGCCATCGCCCGTTTTACGGGCGCGGAATGAACGAACTGTACCGGCAGTTGCCGCAATGGTCATAAGACCCTGCGTGCCAGATGAGCCAATCGTCCAACCTGTGTTGGTTGCGATTGTAATGCCGTATGCTGCCGCTGTGATAACGCGAAACTCAAAAGTTGTACCAACTTTTGAGTTGCTTAACGTACTGTCAATGGCCGTCGCAAGCGGAAGCGTATAGGTTGCTGTCGCTGTTGGTGTGCCAATGATAATGCCGTTAAGCAACTGATCCGCGGTCAAAGTTGCGGTGTCTGTAGCAGTGGCCGGAGCCGATGCAACAGACATTTTAACTTCGCTAAGATTGCCATCATTAAACTGATAGCCGCCGCCTACAGTAGGAAGTGCCATAGTAATTCTCCACAAGAAAGAAGGAAAAACTCAGGGCGTTATGCCCTGAGTTAAAAATTAACCCCAGATACGAGCTGCCATAGGCGCACGAATCACGGAGTAGCCATACAGCACGTCAATACGGCAAGGCATACGGTCATTGTTGATGTCGTACTGACGAACAATACGCAACGAGATGCCGTTATGAACCTGACGAGATGCCATATCCACGCCCTGTGGAAGCAGGAGATCCGCTGTACCAAGGGTAATCGCGTTCTTCTGGTATACAAGGTTCTGTGGGTACGTCGTGGACGCTGCACCAAGCACCGTGACTGCCGCGTTGTTAGCAGGGAACGAGTCCACTGTAGCAAGAGCGTTAGACGAGGTGTAGATAGGTGGCGAGATCGCAACGTTTGTCCACGCGCCCGAAGATGCCGTAGCAGTGGCGGTTACAACGAACTGTTGCAAGCTGCCGGTTGACTGACGGGTCTGTGGGTTGACGGAGTACACGTTAGCAATCGTGAACACGTCGCCGACGTTGAACGTAGCCGAAGCTGTGCCGCCATCAAGGCTGATGGTGGACTGGCCCTGCGTTGACACAGCGCCGTTGACAAGGATCGTGTCCGAAGCCGAACGCGAACCAGTCGTGTGCTGGGCAATCGACTGAGACATATTGATCTCGTCGTAGCCAAGAACACCTGTACCCATCAGGCCGTTTTTGAACTGGCGGCTGATGGTGTCAACTGGGTTGAAGAAGCCCTTCATGCCTTCAACGAGGTTCGCGTTAGCAGCAGGGTTAACTGTTGCGTAACGATCATTCATTGGGGCGGCATACTCATTGAGCTTCTGCTGTGCCTGAAGGAGAACCAACGACGTAGATGGTGTCGTGCCTGGGGTTCCAACCGACGAGTAGATGCTCTTATAGGCGTTAGCAACGTCGGCATCGACCGAGGAAGCCAACTGGCTAATACGAGGCTTGAGAACACGTTCAGCGAAGTCGTCCAACTGCATCGTCAGTTCTGCCGATGTGAAGTTGACGCCAATGTGCTTTTGCGAAGCAACGGTCAGTGTTGTGAACTGCTCGTTGTCATCCTGCACCTGAAGAGCAGCGCCGTCAGTGACGAGAGCGCGATCTGGGAGACGGATGCGAAGTGTCGAGCCAATCTTTGCGCCTTCAACAGCGAAAGAATCGTCATACTGACGGTTGCAGTTACGGGTGAGCACCAGGTTGTTCTCAAGAATTTCGAGAGCCTTACGGGTGATCATGTCAATAGTAAGAATAGAGTTCGCCATGATTTAGCCTTTCAAAAGCTGTGTTAACGGTGTGCCGCTTCCCATTTCTTTCTCTGCCTGAGCCGGTCTGCGGCAATCCATTCCGAAGCACTCATTGTCTTTACAGACCGAGGGTCGGTGGTGTCGAAGGCCGGGTTTCCACTGTTTCTAGCAGTGACAGGAGATATAGGACTAGGTGCGCTCGTTGACTTCTTAACAGGTGGATCTGTAACCAATTTGGCTTCAATCCGTCCAATTTCCTTGGCTTGTATCATTGGTTCAAGGCGTGAAATCCGGTCAGCTTCTTTCGGGTTAGCCCCTAAGTAGTACGCTACTTCAGGGCCGATCTCGGAAGCCTGTATTGTCTGGGCCATCACGGTTGTGATTGGAAGATTAGGATTGTACGCGACTTGTTCAAAGTCCTCGTACTTGTCCCTCGCATCCTCTTCACGATCTTGATACGCCGAAACAATTTCGGAGTGTCTTGCCTGTTGCTGCCGCGTTTGTAAGATCTGCTCTGCTCTAGCTTCAGCATACTCGTCAACAGTACCAAATTGATCTAAAGAAGGCGGTGTAACAGGTACTACAGGCGCCGGTGACGCTTGTTTTGCCCATTTCCGTTCTGCTTTAGCAAG